TGGCTGCAGGCGTGTTGCTGTTTCAGCTAACCCAGCAAAAACCCGTTGCTGACACTGTTTCCCCTAGCCCGATACGCGGCATTTTTGCTGGCTTGTCGCTGTTGGTGTTGCTGGCTGGCCTGGCACTCTCCTCTCCTAAGCATTTCCCGTTTCCGGGTGCGTTGCCTGCCGTGATCGGCACCCTGGGCGTGATCTTCTTCATGCACCGTCATCCGCAACTGCGCCGCCTGCATTTGCTGTTAGGTAATGCGCCTCTGGTGTATATCGGCCGCATCTCCTATTCCCTTTACCTCTGGCATTGGCCAGTGTTCGTACTGTTCCGCTGGACGGTCGGCATCGACACTCCATTGCTGCGCGCATTGGCGTTGATCCTAGCCTTCGCGCTGGCAATCGCTTCGTACACGCTGATTGAAAACCCGATCCGCCACGCCCATGCCCTGCGCCGGTTGCCGCAAACCGCAATCATTGTGCTTGGCCTGGCCTGCATCGGTGGCAGCTGGTGGGGTGCCAATCAGATGTCCCTGCATTTGCATCAATTGTCGCTGAGCACCCTGAGCAAGAATCAGGATGAGTGGTACCCGCACGGTTCGTTCTACAGCGTCGATAACCCGGCGTGCCTCGCCGAGCCCGAGTACCACAATGTGGGCGGCGGCTTGATGATGATTTACAAACCTTACAACTGCGCGACCCCGCGCCCGTTAAATCCGCGAAGCTTGTATGTCATCGGTGATTCACATGCCCTGGCTTACGAAGGGTTGTTCAAGCAATACGCCATCCGTAACAGCACGCAAATATTTGCTTACAACAATGGCGGATGCCCGTTCGTCAGCTTGCAGCCGTTCCGCGAAAACGATAACCCGCAATGTCAGCAATACGCCAAGGCGTCCCTTGAAGATCTGCGTAATCGTCTGAAGCCAGGCGATGTGTTGTTCCTCGCATCGCTGCGCCTGGCGCGGCTTTCCGACCAGTGGGCGACCTTCGATGACGCCGGTGCAGCGGCCCAGATGTTCGGTGCCGGTGCTGATGCAGGCCGGGATCGCGCAGTGGCTGAAGCCGTAGCGAGCCTCAAGGAATTCGCTGACAAAGGTGTGCAGATCGTTTTCGAAGGCCCTAAACCGCTGTTCCGCGCGCCGCCGTTCCGATGCGCTGACTGGTTCAACCACAACAACCCAATTTGCAAACCCGGCTTTAGCGTCTCCAAAGAACTGTTGGAAAGTTTCCGTAAACCGGTTCTGGAATCCTTCGCGAAGATGACCGCGCAACTTCCGAACTCATCGGTTTGGGACCCGTTCCCGATCCTTTGCCCGGGCAAAGAATGTGAAGCTTTTCGCGATGGCAAGCCGCTCTTTCTGGATGGCGATCACTTGAGCGGTAATGGCAATGTGCTGCTTTTGAAGGATTTTACGGAATTTATGGCAAAACGCCTTGTCCCATTAGACCCTCCTGTTGTAGGGACATCGGGGCTGTAAGAAAAATGCGAATTGGCAGTAGGAATCATCTTGTTTACACGTGGGAAGCATGTGTAAGATGGCCGAGCTTTATGCCAATTGGTCCAGGGTTTTTGTACTAATACGAACGTACAGGACTAAGAAAAAGGTGTTGAGCGTTGTACCCCTCAAGGGCCATTCCCTTGGAAGGGCGTGGCAACAGGCTGGGCCGACGGGCCCGCATCACCATAGCCTGCCTGTCGAATCGACTTAAATTCTTGGAGAAGTACCTAACATGGCAACTCAAGCTCAAATCAAAGCAGTACAACAACTGTATGTTGGCTACCTGGGCCGTGCTGCAGACAGCGCTGGTCTGGCTTTCTGGGCTGACGCAATCGCTGCTGGCACCGCCACTATCGAATCCGTAGCTACCGGCTTCACCCTGAGCACCGAGTACAAAGCTGCCTACGACGGCCTGAGCTCCGGCGACCTGGTTGACAAGGTTTACACCAACGTTCTGGGCCGTGCTGCTGATGCAGAAGGCAAAGCTTACTGGGTTGACGCTCTGGCTAAAGGCACCGTAACTGCTGATACCCTGGTTTCGTACATCGTTACCAACCTGGGCGCAGTTGACCAAGCTACCATCAACAACAAAACCTTCGTTGCTCAGACTTACACTGACACTGTTGGTGCTAACTACAACGCAGAAGCTGGCGCAACTGTACTGGCTGGCGTTGACAGCACTCCTGCTTCGGTTACCACCGCTCTGGCTGCAATCTCCGGCGGCACTCTGACCGGTCAAGTACCAGGTCTGTCGCTGATCGCTGCAGTTGCAAGCGCTGAAGCAGCTCTGACTGCTTACGAGACTGCTAACACCGCGGCAGTTGACGCTCTGGTTGCAACCCTGCTTGCTACCACGAACAACACCGCTACTAAAGCACTGACCGCTACTTCGACTTACGACGACAAGCTGGCTGCTATCAAAACTGATGCTGCTGCCGCTACCGCCGCTAAGACCGACACCACTGCAGTTCTGACTGCTAAAGCTAAAGACGCTGCTGATAAAGTTGCTGCTGACAAAGCCGCTCTGACTCTGGCTGCTGACAAGGCACTGGTTGCTAACTACGACGCTGCTGTTGCCGCTAACGCTGCATTGAAAGCTCCGGCTACTGCTGATGTGGGTGCTGCTCAAGGCGGCTTGGCTGCTGACGCAGGTTTCACTGCGGCTCTGGCCGAAGTCAACAAGGTTACTCTGAGCACTGGCGCTGTTACCGGTTTGACCACTGCTAAAGCAGTCTATGACCTGTATGTCAAAGCTACCACTACGGATGCTGACCGTGCTCTGCTGGACACGGCTCTGAAAGGCGATGCTTACGCTAGCACTGCTTCTTTCAAAGCTACTGCTGCAGCCGACGTTGCTAAAAATGCTGCTATCGCCGCTGAAGCTACCGCTAAGACCAACGTTGATGCTGGTGCCAACACTTCGACTTACTCTGCAGACCTGAAAGCATCTACCGATGCTGCTGCTCTGGTTACTGCTGCTACTAAAGCAGACGCAAACCAGACCTCCGCTAACGCGATCGACACTGCTCAGAAAGCTGAAGAAGCCAAGGTTGCTGCTGCTACCAAAGCTATCACTGACTTCAACTCTGCAAACGCTGGCAAGTCCGCGATTCTGGATCAGACCAAAATCGCCGCTGCAGCTCCTGACGCTGTGAAAGATACTTTCTTCTTCGCTTCTAAAGTTGACGGTACTGACTACACTTTCGCTAGCAAAGCTTTCGCTGCAGGCGATTCGATCGTTCTGGGTTCTGACTACACTTACAACAGCGGCGCTCTGTCGACTGGCAACAACAACGCTAAAGAATTCTTCCTCGTGAAGTCTGATGCAGGCGTTCAAGTTGTTGTTGAAAGCACTGTTGTTGGTAGCACTAACACTGCTACTGCTACAAACGGTGCTGTGACTACTGTTGGTACAGATACCACCACTGTTATCACCCTGACCGGTGTGACTCTGGACCACGTAGCTGTTGCAAACGGTGTTGTCAGCTACGTCTGATAATCGCTGATGTGAATCCGGCACCGGGCTAATAGCACGGTGAAGGGCTCTCAAAAAAACCCGCCCCTTTAAAGGCGGGTTTTTTTATGTCTGCGATTTCGGTCTGAATCGTAGAGCGATAATGCTGAACTTGGTAAATCAGTGGCCTCTGTGGCGCTCCTTCGTTTTCTCTCTGAGCGCGTGATATAGCGGTCCATCTTTCCACTCTATTGGACGCTTACCTGATTGCGAGCATGCACTATCCTCAAGTGCCGAGATGAATGCGATGACTGACACCCCACGCCTTGTGTTCTCAGCCAACGCCACCACTTCCGATCGATGTACCGGATTAACCTCCAGAACATCGCAAATGCCCCCTAATCCATACTGCTCTGTCAAAAGCTCTTCGTTGCTTTGCAGCCAGCTACCAATTTCTAGCAGCGTTTTTCTATAAAACTCTAGCCCGTCATTTCGCGTCTCCCTTATCCAGGCTTGCTCGCATTTCATGAGCGTCGCTCCCTGATGGCTTTTTTTACGCTCCGAGTCAGCGTAGCCATTGCTGAGTTTCGCATTGCAGATGTATCGGGCCACGCGCCGAGCCACTATCAACCTGCTACGCAGGCTGAGATGTTGCAGTCTGGAGAGCTGTATCAGGCAATTGGAATGCTCAGGCTTCATCTGCATCCGCCGCGTCCCGCCAAGAATCTTTTTGACGCACCAAGTGAATGACGAGGTCCTGTAGGTCATCGTTTTCACAATTTTCCGAGCGCCACCGTAGAACCGCTTGAATCTGATCCTGGCTGCAACCCATCACCACCATTTCCCTCTCCCCTCGTGAGGCGCGGATATCCAATACGTCCAGCAAACCATCGACGGCATAGGCGTTAGCGTGGACAACTGGCATGCCATCGTCCGTCTGTTTTAGACGGGCGATTAGGTGAGAAATAAATTCTGCACTGTTCCCTGAACCTGACTCGGTAATCACTTCAATCTGCATACGTCACTCCAAGTCAGGATTTGAAAATCCAGCACTTAACGGTAGGGCAGCGCTTGCCCATCGGGTTTCGCAAGGCTTGGGCACTTCGCACAGCGCTGTCGACGGCCTTGTAATCCAAAAATTTGCGGCTGCGGGAATCCTTGAGCAGATCCTTCAAGCTCGAGACGTCTGCCAGCTTCTGGCGGTGCTCTGCAGCACGCTCGGCAAATTCGTTGATGTTGATGGCGATCACGTCCGGGTTTTTGCTGTGGTTAACCAGGGGATCCTCGTAAAGCGACTCGAGATATTCGTAGACCTGCCAAAATTCAGCCACGGCGGCATGGTCAGCACTGGTGGTGCTCTGACGTTCAAGCGCCATTTCGAGAATTTGGCGACGGGTCTCCTCAATCTGGTTGTCAGTGAGGGTGACCACCAGTCGGATGGCATCCAGCAGACTGAGCAGCTGGGCGTGGTTCTTAATGATTCGCTCGATGCGGATCTGGCCACGGATGTTATTGCCGCACTTACGGCAGGCACTGTCTGCAGTGAATTCAGTGCTGCAGAAGAAGCAATTGGTATGCAGCCGGCGCAGCTTGCCTTCGTATTCCGGCATGCGGTGGCCAAGTACTTCCATCACTGCCGACTCTTTGCTCACGGACAGCAGCAGGAAGTGGCTAAGGGTTGTACCGTCCAGCCCGTTGAGTTGGTCCGCTGCAGCGCGGCTCTCGGCTGTGACAGTGGGGCGAACAAAGTGCAGCTTCCCGATCCGCGTCATGATCGCTTCGTGCGCGACCACTGCGGCGTTCTGTGAGATCGCCACAGCCCCTCGGAATGGAGGCTCATAGGTCTCGTTGCCGGCAGTCTTTACGCCCTTGGTGGCCAAGGTGCCGCCACCGTAGAAATCCTTCAATTCGTCCCACTCGAATGACTTAGCGTGCGCTTTGTTGTCATCGCTGTGGCGATCGGCTTCCAGGAACACAACTGGCATGCCCGACACCTGACCCATAAGGCGCGAGCGGCCAGCCTTGGTCGACTTCATCGGGTCGAAGCCTTCGTAGCCTTCACGGCCCATCAGCTTCCATAACAGATTGAGCAGTGTGGTTTTGCCCGCGCCGGCTTCGCCTGTCATTTCGAGGAACAGGTAGGACTGATACCGGGCGCGGATCTGCTCGCAGAACAGGGAGCCGAAAAAGAACACCAGGGCGATCAAGCCTTGGGAGCCAAAGCAGATCAACATGAGCCGCAGCCACTCTTCGTTGTAATCCTTACGCTCGCGCTGCAGCACGATCGGGACGCCTTTCTGAAGCGTCTTGAGGCGCATCCGGCCCAGCTCGTAATAGTCTTCGCTGTTGATCGGGTAAACCACACCGTCCTTGATGGCCACGTCTCCGTATAGATATGCGCCGTGCTCTTTGCTGTAACCGACGAAGTCGATGGTCGACACTGTTTTGAGCCCGTAGAGCTGGTCTTTCATGATCTTGTCCAGTTGTTGGCCACTGCCGGTGTACATGGCACCAGCGGCCATCCCGAGCAGGCGTTTTTTAAATTCGCTGGCGGCAGTGAGCTGGCCACTGGTGAAGGTGTTCTTCACGCTGTCGCCGTCGTGGGGGAAGTCGACGCGCACGTAGTACCAGGACTCGTCCGTCACCTCGTTGCGCTGGTAATAGAGGGCTTGCGGATAGCAGTTGGCGATTTCCACCACGCTGCCGGATTGCTGCAGCGCTTTTTCACGCATCGCGGCCTGGTTCAGCAGTTGCTCGTCCTGGTCTTCGCTGTCTTCAATGTCCTGCATGGCACGGTTGAATTTCTCCATGTCCAACTTGAACCAGTACAACCGGCTGGCGAAGCCCAGGTGAAATTCACCGCGCTTGTTCCAGTCGTACATGAGCAACGCTTTCTCGGCGGCGTTTTCGGCAATCAGCAGCGCGCCCTGGTGGCGAGCCTGCTTGATATCGCTGGCTACCTGGTCCAATCGCTTGGATTCTTCATCCATGAACGCCCAGCGCTGGTGCAGGTCGTTCCAGTCGACCTTGCGGCCGTCGCGTTGGGGGATCTGCGCGGCTTCGCACACGAAGCCCAGCTCCCTGGCCATGCGAACCCACCGTCGGGTGTAGCCGTGAGCACCAGGTTCGTTATCGAGAGCCCATACAAGTTTGGGCAACTTAGTTTCACGCTCGGTGCAATCACGCAGCAGGGCTTTCAGCGACTCCTCTGGAAAGGCGTTGGAAGACATGGCGGACACCGCCGAAATGCCATTGTGCAAAAGGGCTATGGCGTCAAAAACACCCTCTACGATCCAGATTTCTTTGACCTCGAGCAGGTCAACGGATGGGGGACACCACCACACGCCACGGTAGGTTTCGCCTGGCTTGAACCGGGCTTTCATCTTTCCAAACCGAGACGGGCGATCGATCAGCCGTTCCCAGTAGCCACCCTTTGCCAGCGGAAAGCGGACAGTCGCGCTGCCGGCGTTCAGTTCCCGGTTGAAGTACGTTTCCTGGGTAAACCATCCACCGATCAGGTCCATGCTGAAACCGCGTGCAAACTCTAGATAGGCGCGGGCGGTTGCTGCTGGGGCGTTCTCTGTCGCTGGTGCTCGCTTGCTCCAATCCTCGAACAGATCCTCGTAGATTTCCTTTACATGCACAGTGTGAGCGCACTTCTCAGGGCGACCGCAGATCACCAGCCAAGGGGCGGTGTGGCGGGTAAACAAGGTTTTTTGGCGGCATTTTGGGCAAGTACCACCACGCATGTAGTCGGTGCCTGGGCGGTGTTTCAGGCCGTAGTCGTGCTCGAGGCGCTGCAGGACGTCGTGACGCAGATCGTCTCTCATTGGTTGTTCACTGTTTTAAGGCTGTGGGACAGGGCTGCCATAAGGCGTTTTTGCGCGGCCATTACCGGGACGTGGGCGATGATTGCGCCGTGGCGCAGACCGTCCGCCACCAGGCGGAATTGGTCGGCATACCAGTATTCGTTGAGGCTCAAGCGGTACTGTTCACGCATGGCTGCCAGCAAGGCTTGCGCCTCTGCCGGTGGCAGTTGGGCGGTGACAATTACGGCGTTTCCCATCGTAAAACCTCGAAATCGGGCGCAGCTCACCCAAACCCACGGGGTGTGGGGTAGGCAATTTGTTGGGTTGGTGTTACGAGTTGGCTAAGCGGTAACGCCCGTTGTCCGGCGCGTTGATGATGCGTTCATAGATTAGGCTGACCGGGATTGCCCAGGCATTGCCGGTAGTAGGGTCAACAATCACCGAGTGGGTGGCGGTGCTGTTGCGGATGTCGAGGCGCTGGCGATCGCGGATTGCGTTCATGTCGCTATACGCCAGGTGAACCATCTTTTCAGCCGTCTGCGTCAACACGTCGTAGTCGGCCACCAGGTGGCGAACGGTCCGAGCGATCAGCTGCTGGTCGTTGCCTAGGTGTTCGCAATGGTGACGTTCGAGAAAGGCCAGGGCGGCAGCTTTGAGCACGTCCTGATATTCCTGTACTGCAGGCGCATTGTTCATTGGCTTGGCCCTGTTTTGGCGCGGTAAAGGTCAATGGCTGCCAGCACTTCGGCGTGGCGTGCGGCCATGTGCAGGTTGTGAGCGTTGAGGATGTGTTCAGCCTCGGCTTCGGTGATGCAGCCATCGGCTAAAGCCTTGGCAATCTCCTGGTCAACGCAGCCACGCTTTGCAGCGACCTTGACCGACAGTGAGTACATTTCCACCGTGTCATTCGTCTCTGGATCCGGTACCGGCACGAACAGGCCGTCATACATTGCAGCGACGTAGTTCGGGAAATGTTGCGTCTTCGATTCCTGCTCAAGCTGATAAAGCTGTGCGTCACTCAGCGGGCGGCTGTTGTTATTTTCGTAGGCATGGTTATCAAACTTTTTCAGAGCGAGACCCAACCGAGCTGCAGCGCATTCGCGACCGCCTGGATAGCTGCAGATAATTGCGCTGACGACTTCACGGCGTGTCTTTAGAACTGGGCTTTTCATGTTCTGCTTTTCCCTGCTGATGCATGCCATTACTGTGCAATCACGCCGTCTTTGATCCCCAGCAACACGGCGGCTCGATGTGCCTCCCCGCGTCGACACTGGCTCTGGCCACTCAGCACTGCGTACACGGTGCTGGGATTCAATTGGTGCTTCACAGCGAAGTCTTTGGCTGTCTG